TGTTGCTACGCAACAGTTAAAAAGCAAGGCGCGTACCACGATCACGCCTACGAAGAGACGAAGCATTACTCGCATCCACAATGAAAGCGCCCGCAGTCGCGCCATCAGACGCAGCACCGCTCACAATCACAACTCGATCTGCCGTAGTTGCGCCAAAATACTGATCCGTTAAATAAGTTGTTGAGCTACCACCAGAAACGCTGGTTGCAATAAAGAAATTGTCAACGCCCGCAATGGCACTAGCAAATCCCGATCCAGTTGGTGCGGTGGACATAATCTGTGTCATGTTGGTGCGTACCGAATCAGAGAAGTCTGCGCTATTGTTGGTAAACCACCAATCGCCTTGATTTGTGCTGGCTGTACCATCTGGGTTAACAATACAGCCGTCAGCCCAGTTCCATTCGTTACCGTAAAAGTTTTCAATCCCACGGTAAGACATATAAGCCACAGCTCGGCTTGCGCTTGATGCGCCGCTAGTAGTGTCGGTTGATGCGTTACCCAAGCCATCAGACTTGCCCGCTACAGAGCCACCATTACCAGCTTGCGTTGGATCAGCCGCCGTAGTTGCGTATGTAGTCGCAGTATTGCCGCTACCCAATACGTTTTGGCTAAAGAATGTTTGGTACTCAATAAGATACAAAAGCTGGATAGCAGAAAATAATGTCCAGTCTAGTTGCCGCCAGCCAGTACCACGGTTAGCCGCAATGGTTCTAAACTCGCCACGGGTTAAACCAACGGCGGGGAAAATACCAGAGATAGATGCCAGCTTGGTTGCAGAAGTTGTGCCAATAGACCGACCAGCCGTAGCATTGTTGTCAAAGTTTAAGCCTGACAAATATGCTTTAAATGTGCCAGTCTCGGTAGCCACAAATGTAGCGGTTACGGTAAAGTTATTAGCGTCTGTTCTTGTAACAACCGTAAATGTGCCGTTATAGCTAGTTGTGCCAGCAATGGTAATTACGTCGCCAGCATATAAAGCATGACCAGTTGATGTAATTGTAATGTTGCCACCACCTGCGTCTGCCACGGCTGTAATGGTACGATCAATTTCAAAGCAGGCATCATAAGCAGAGTAGTAACGCTTATCTACTTCTACGCCATTCTTAATAAATGCTGGGTGTACGGTAAATCCAGTAATAGGATTTTTGGCAATAGACCAAGTTGTGATTGTGCCGCTGACTTCACGTTTGGTGTAAAACTTAGGAATCTCAACCATTACCTGACCATCAGCACCAGTCAAGTTTGAGCTAGTGCCATCAGCTTTCTTGGTAGAATCTGTGGGGTCAAGGTAATAATTAACTGTGCCATTATCTTGTAATAAACAGCGTTTCATTGAGGCATGAATACTTGTTACGACTGGGGCGGTTGGGCCTCCAGATACTGCCGCTGGAGAGTTGGTTGCGGAGTTCCAAGAAAACGATCCAATCTCATTGGTGTAAGTTACATAAAGGTATTCGGTTTCAACAGAAGGAGCTGTTAACTGCCCCGTCATTGTGCCGCCAGTTAGCGACAGCTTTTCGTCTTCTAGCTCGTCAATAGCGTCTTGCACATCCGTAGCTGTTAAGCCAGACGCAGAGTTGTCATAACTAACAGCGCTAGCGGCAGACAAAGGAGTAGCCAAAGCGGATGCAACGGTATTAACATCAGCAATATTTGTAGCAACCGTGTTGACATTAGTAATATTGGTGCCAACTGCGTTTACATTAGTAATGTCTGTAGCTACAGCATTAATATTGGTAGCATTACCAGCAACAGAGGTAACGTTAGCTGAAATGCCAGCAACCGTAGTTACATTAGCTGAAATTCCAGCTACAGTTGTTACATTGCTACTTATTCCAGCAACCGTGGTTACGTTGGCTGAAATTCCAGCTACAGTTGTTACGTTTCCAGAAACACCAGCAACGGTATTTACATTAGTAATGTTTCCAGCAACCGTGCCGATATCGGTAGCATCAGCGGCTACCGCAGTAACATCTGAGTCAATGCCAGCGACAGTAGCGATATCAGCCGCAATCGGGCCAAGCGCGTTAATGTCAGTAATAGAACCAGCTACGATGCCGATATTGTCAGCACCCGTTAAATCAGCGGCTACCACGGTTACATCTTGGCCAGCACCAATCTCACTAGCTACCGTGTTAACGCTAGCGATATTAGTTGCGGTCGTATTAACGTTAGAGATTGAGCCAGCAACAGTATTGATATTGGTTGCGTTACCCGCTACGCTCGTTACGTTTGCGCTGATTCCAGCGACCGTAGTTACGTTACCGCTAATCCCAGCTACGGTATTTACGTTTGAGATATTTGTAGCTACAGTATTTACGTTAGCGATATCAGCCGCTACCGTATTAATGTTTGCAATATTCTGAGTAACCGTACCAACTGAGGCAATCGATGGGCCAGCAATCGGATTACCAGATGGTGAATCAAAAGCTAGGAATGTACCAGCGCGATCCGTTTTGCTAGGCAAGGTCATATTGATATCGGTCGGATCAACTACTGGAGCCTTCATGCCGCGCTCTGCGGTCTCAGCAACTTGCTGTACAAAGATGGTCAGGTTATCTAACTCATCATTGAGCGAGTTAGCAAAGAGGTCTCCACCAGTAGTAAAGTCTGTGGTACGCTGGATATTCTTAGCACCGACAATCGTAATGTTGCCAGTACCAGCCGTTACTAAGGTAACCGATCCAGTACCGTTGGTGTTAATCGTAACGCTATAATCGGTCGTAATCGTAAGCAAAGTGCTACCGCGATACACAGCGATATCGGTCTGGTCTAAGATTTCAAACGTAAAGGCATAGGGGCCTACGCCAGTATTGGCATAAACCACTCTACGGGGTACGTTGGATATTGCGTAATCGGCCATATTAGTTTCCTATTCTTCCCAAATCTAATTGATTTATCATAAAAAATCTAGCGTTTGTACTTCCCATAATCCCGCTTATACTCGTCAGCCTCTTTGACCATATCGAATAAATCAGGGTCTTCAGCGATGAGCATCTGCTTAGCATTGGAGTATGAGTCCGATATCTCTTTGCTGATAATAGCTTGAGCCTTACCTAGATCGCTACCAGCTAGGCTCTGTAGAGCTGGGGATTCACCCAGCTGAGCAATCCGCTCGGCCAGCAGACCATCCTTAGTGGCCAACTCAATCCAGCGGTTGTACTGCGATGCAGAAAGTTGGATACCATCAAAGCTCTTGGGCGGTATATACATCGGTACGCCATAGGCTACCAATACAGCCTTAGCTTGGTTGTACTTACCCTCAGATACCTTAAATGGGCTAAAGGCCTCATATAGATTACCCTTGCCAACCATCTCAACCTCACCCGTAATGGGGTCTAGGGCGCGGGGTAGGCTATCCGAGGTCATGGGATTACGAGATTTGTAGTAATTCACAGCCTCATAAAATCCTTTAACTGCTGGCTCCAAGGTTCCAGCCTTAAAAGTAGCCTCAGACGGCATTACGTTAGAACGGCTTGGGTCAACAATCCGCTCAACCGTAGCCACTAAAGAGCTATGGGCGCCCAATGGCGAGCCACCAATAACCACCTCAGACATCTGGCGAGAGACCTTGCTAATCAGGTCATAGAACATCGTAGGCGCATCCTTAGCGCCAGAAGTAAAGACCTTCATAATGTCGCTAAAGCCAGCCAGCATAGGGGTATCGCCAAGGTATTGATAGATACCGAGCGCACCGCCCATCATCATCTTATCCAAATCCTCACCGCCTGGGGTCATCTGAGCGTATTCGCCAGAAGTTGCACCAATACCGAGCAAGGTACCGATTGGCTCTAAGCCAGCATAGGATACGTAAATCTTATCTGGGCCACGGCTAACTGTAGTCAGCTGTTCAAAGCGAGCCAACAAATCTGGGTCAACATCCTTAGCGTCAAAGACGAAAGAGAATGGTTGCCAGCCTGTACCCTCTAGGGCTTTCTTATCTTCCATCCGCATTGGGCCATAACCCGTTACGCGACCCTCAAAGACCCCAGCGGATACCGAGTAGATCAATGCGCCACCCAAAGTAACACGGGCTAAAGCCTGATCGCGCTTGATGCCACCAGCGTTAAAGTCTCCCCAGAACCGTGGGCTAGCAAAGTTCAATCCTGGAGTCCGAGCCATTGCCTCTAGGGTAATGTTGGTCGGAGTCCGCACGAATGGGATAAACATCTTAATCAAGGGATTCTGAGCGGCTCTCTGGATTCCCTGTAGAGCTGGCTCTAATTCCCTAGTAAAGGTAACTACCCTAGCCGCACTCTTGGCCGCCTCTTCAATGTCTGGGGTTGGGTTGGCCAGCAAGCTAGCCACTAAGTCAGCAGACTGTCTAGCCGCATTATCTGGGTCAATGCCAGAGTTAATGAGGCTGTTATACATATTGTTGCCTTCGCGGGTAGCCAAAGCGTTTAGCTCCATGCGGTAGCCAACAGCCTTAAAGAACTCATCCTCGGCCATGAGCGCACGGCCAGGCATCGTTACAAACGAACCCCAGTAGCGCAAAGCATTAGACATAGCCTTGCCAGCATCGCTATCTCCGAGGTCAATATCAAACTCACCACGGCCAGCACGCACAGCCTCAATCTTTTGGAATGGGTCGGTAGGCTCATTCTTAACAAATGCCTTACCAGCAATCTCACCACCTTCACGGATACCTTGTAGGAATCCCATGGCCTGAGCATAAATCTCATCGCCACCAATAGCCTCTTCACCACCCTTAAACATGAAGTTACGGCCTTTGCCGATAACGGATGCTAGGGCACGCTCTGGGATTTGTAGCCCACCAAAGAACATATTACCCGCGATATTCTTAGCATGGGTTACTGGGCTAGATAATAAACCGTTAATCCAAGTTGACATCCAGACATCTTTAATGGTGCCACCAATAGACTTCTCAGCAACACGGGCGCGAGCGCCAGCATTGGCTAGAGCTGTGTACTTATTGGCCAGATCAAACACAGACTCGATGCCACCAGCCTCATTCATAATGGCTTGCAACTGAGCGCCACGCTCTACGCTAGCCGTACGGGCTTGAGAGAATACGCCAAGGGTTCTAGCGATATCTACTTGACGACCTTTAACTGCTTTAAGCAAGTTACCCTCTAGGGCAATAGCCTGAGTAAACTGACTAGCCAATTCGTCTGTCAGAGTACCGCTAGCCTTAGCGGCCTTTACTTGCTCACCAAGATCAAACGCACGCTTGCCAGCATCGGTCATGGCTAATAGCATCTTATAGGCGTTAGCCGCATTGGCCTCTGTTACTCTGGATGGGTCTAGGATGCTATTTAAGAAAGCCTCATCGTAGCCCTCTTCTGCGGCCTTGGCGGCGATTTCTTTATAGCTGACGCGCTCTATCTTATCCGCACCGTAAACGCGCGCTGTAGCGTCTATATACTGCTTAAAGCCATCATCCCCAGTAATCATATCTAGGTTAAATGCGGTCTCTGGTGGTTTGCCAGCTACGGGTGCAGTAGGCGCAGTCTCTAAAACTTGCTGTGCCTTACCAGCATCCTCACGGATAACCTGATATGGCCCGATCTTTTCCATGTCTGCCTCTGGCGAGATCATGGGTTTCTCAGTACGCTTTGGTGCCTCTTTAATTGCTCTGCGGATTAGGCTAGCTGGGCCAGCTACTTGGGTTGGCTCAAACTCTTGGCCAGCATCCGTCAACGGGATTAGCTCGTCTAACTGTACCTCTGGTGGAGTAACCTCAACCAGCTCTTGCTCCGCAGAGGATAGTTCATCCAGTCTTTCGGTTAATGGTTTAAATGCCATTACTTATTCTCCTTGGCAACCTTTTTGGTCATTCTCTTAACAGCCTTAACGACTGGCTTTACTGCTTCTGGGATTCCTGGAGCTGGTAGAAACGTTCCTACTTCTTGAGCAGTTTCTACGGTTGCCTGACGCTCTTCACGGTTTGGCACATTCTCGCCTAATACTGGCGGCAACATATCGCTAGCTAGTATCTCTTCCGTGGTTGGTAATGTGCGCTGGCCTAAATATCTTTCAGCACCCTCTTGAGCAATCATATCAATAATCGAGCGGATATCACCAGGCAATCCAATAGTCTGAGCAGTTGCACCGCGTAACGCACCAGCCAAAGAGTCTAATAGCCCAATGGCTAACTTCTCACGGTCTTGTTCGGTAGGCTGTGGCTGACCAGCTCTGGGCACATTCAAACGGGTGCCAATAAATGGCTTATCCATATCAGATGCTACAGGGCCAGCGGCCAACAATACATCCTGAGCTGGCGCCTCTGTCTCGCCCAACATTGGGTCTTTCATATCATCAGCAAGGGATTGCATAAAGCGCTGGTCAATCATCTTATCTGCCCTTTTGTATATTCAATATTGATTGATGCTCAGACTTTGGTATTCCAAGTCTGGTTAAGTCATCAGCCGTATAGGTACGAGTTTTGTCATAAACCACTTTGTATTTCTCAAATTTCTTAGCAAGGCGGTTTTCTCTATTCTCATTAGCGACAATAACATTCTGAGCCTCTTTAGACTTAACCAGCTCATCAGCAAATGCCATTGGGTTAAATGCTTCGCCAGCACTTCTGGCTCTCTGCTGTGCTTCGGCTAATTGCTTATTAAGGCTAGCTACTGTGGCCTTCTCATTGCCAAAGCCAGGAGCCATCATATCGGGTACACCAAGGCTGTTCTGGATAAACTGTCTAGCGCGGCTCATCTCAGGATTGTCGTTACGCACTACCTTTTTAAGCGTGTTAGCTTGTTTCCAGCTAATTACTTTAGCATTAGCTAGATCGTCAAAGTAGTTCTCGCCAACCAACTGCCTATCAGCCAAAGACTCAAACTGGCCATACATCATTGCATTAGCACCAGCATTATCGCCATCAAGCATAGACTTGCGCTCTGAGTCTGGCAAATTAACGCCAAGAGCTTTGATGCGGTTTAGGGCTACCGTACCGCTAATCTGGCCAGAATACATCTGATCTTTAATCAAATTAACTTGGTCAATCTTGGTAGAGTTCTCTAGCTCGTTAGCCCGTTTCCAAGCAGTAGCCATCTCACCCATGCGGTCAGAGTAATTCTTAATGAGTTTGTCTTTATTAACGCGTTTCATTACTTCTGACATCTTGCCAAAGTCATTGCGATTAATACGGTTCAAACCATCCAAAGCGTTTTTAGAAAACTCTGGGCTAGCTACATAATCAGTAATAGCGCCTAGTAATTGACGATCAAAATCAGCTAACTTCTCACGCAAAAACTCTGGGCCAGCCTGTAGCGAAATGTCAAATACCCTTTGCTTTTCAATCGCAATACGCTGAGCCAACATAACTGGGTCAGACTCAGACTTAAATGTATCGGCTAGGATAATAGGCGTTTGCGAAATCAACTCATCAGCATTAGCCTTTAGCCCCTCGTTATAAATCCTAGCGGCACGCTCGGTAGCCTTAACATAAACCGAGTTACCAGCTGTGGCCATCGAGGCTCTAAACTTTAACCCTTCTTCTGGGGATACGCTAGATACTGCCCTAGCATAGCCATTCGTAATTGATGCAATCTCTTGCTGTACTTCTTGCAAGTTAAAGTTAGTGTTATCTACTGCGGCACTTAACTCAGCAAACTTCTTACGGCCTAAAACCTCTAACTCATTACGCAACTGAGCGGCCTGAACCTTACGAGCGGCATCACCAAATACGGTGCCAGGCTTAGCAAACATTTCTTGAGGAGATTCGCCACGTTGCATAGCGGCCATCACCTGATCTAGGCTTGGCTGGTTCTCGGCTCCGTACTGCAAACCTTCACGCTCTGCTTGTTCGGCCGCTTTCTTAAATGCAAAGTTAGAAAGTCTGTCAAGCGATGATGTAATAGTGTTGAGCTGGTTAGCTTGTTCTTTAAGATTGGCCAAATCCAACCGAGGTACATCGGCTGGTAAATATCCTGTTTGCTGATATAGAGGTAATGTAGCCATGTTTATTCCTATGAAACCGCAAACTGTGGGCCGCTAAATCCACCCATGCCAGTACTGTAACCAGTTGTTGAGCTAACTGGTAAAGCGCCAGCACTAGGGGCGCCACCAAGCGAACCATAAGTAACAGCGGCCATGCCTAACTTACTAGCCGCATTAAAGTATCCAGTACGCAAGGCTGTTTCTCCAGCCTGTTCGTATAGGCTTGCTTGGATTAGGCTAGAGCGTCTAGCACCATCAGCATTACCCAAAGCAAACGCAAACTCTTTACCGCCACGGGTGTTATTAATAGCCTGAACCAATCCAGCAGAGCCCTCAAAGCCCTGTATGCCACCAGCAAAGCCTCTAGCAATCACGGCCGCATTAGCCGCGTTAGTGCGTTGCAAAATCTGATTAGCTTGAAACTGATACTGAATAGCCTTGCGCTCACCCTCTACGCGGGATTGTTGAGCAATCTGGTCATAGTATTTCTTTTTATCCTGACCCTCTCTAATCGAACCATAGGCCGATATAGCGGTTGCGGCAAGAGCTAACGGTAACGCGACTGCACCCATGTTAAGTTCCTTGATGTGTTGCTACTTTGTACTCCATTCCCAATAAAGTCATCTTTAGGGGAATGTCCTGACTAATCGTAATCTTGGCTTCTTGCGAATATCCTAAGATGCCATGCAAAGTTTTTGTGCCAGTAAACTCATCAACTGGCTCATCCAGGATATCTCCAAATGCTCTAAATGGGATTAGCGTGCCATTAATTTTCATGTGCTGGGTTTCATAAACCAGCGCATTAACTTCAACAATACGCTTTTTAAATCCAATACGTGTACCAGTTTGTAGCTTTAAATCTACTGGCATGGTACGAGCCTCGACACTAATCGGTAGCCCTAACTCATAAGAGGTTACTGAGGCTCTCGATAATGTTACGGTGCCGCCAGACGGTACGGCTTGATTAGCCTGTACAGTTCCGTCTAGCAGAATATTTACAGTTTCAGTTGCAAGATGGCTCATAGATACTGTGCTAACAGCACCAGTACCAGTCTTAGCTGAGTCAGTTAGTAAACCATCCTCAAATACCTCAACATAGAATTGATTAACGCCATTGACGTTACGCTTGACTACGGTATAGATCGTAGAGATATCAACGCTGACATCCACAAAGCTACCATCCACGGTAATAAACTCAGATGGAGCAATTACGTTCTGGGCGCGCAATAACGAGAACACGGCCATCGTGCCGTCATCTGCGTTGGTAATTAGCAACAAGTCATTCTCGTCTGTAGCAACCGATCTGCGCAATGCTAGGTTAGTTGGATTCTTTAGTAAGTGGCCAGCCAAAAGCGATATCTTTTGCGTTACATAAGTAGCCTGAGTGTCGGTGTACGCAAATTCATTAAGACTCTTACCCTGACGCTGAATAAAGAGCGTTCCTGATTCGAGCTGTTGAACGCGTACACCTTGTTTAGTTCCATTACGGCTAGCGGTCTTTACAAAGAAGTTTGTGGGTGTAATTGGATCTAGGCCGTTCTGTGGCACATAGAACTCACCACCAGTTGTAAACACTTGCAAGTCGCGGCCAGAGATAATATCGACAATCGCGTTAAATGTATTGGTATCTAATGTAGCCTCAACTGCATCGTCATCCAATCCCTCAGTAGCATCAAAGTCAAAGAATAGACCAACCTTGCTACCCCAGATAGTAGATGGGCGCGACCTAGAGCCGCCAAAGTATAGACGGCCTTCATGGAAAGTTACAGATCGTGGCCAACCTTTAGAGCTTGACCATACATCCTCATAGCCTCTCTCTAAATCCCATTGGCCGCTAGCAATAGCAGATGTGTTAAAAAATGGAAACTCAGTAATTGCATCAACCGATGTACCAGAGTTATAACGCACAATCTTGGCTCTGCCTTGTGGGCTAGCATTAACATACTGGCCAACATCAGTAGATAAAAATACGCTAGCCGATGCCGTTAAAGTAATCTTGCCAGATACAGCAGATGGGGTTAGCGTGGCCGATGGGTTGGATACACTAAGAGTGAAAGCGTGCTTTGGTATGGAATCAAAAACAATAGCAGAAGCAGTCCAGGAAGCATCAGTAGCACCTCGCACAATTTCAATAGGGGCAACGTCTGGATGTACCACAATCAGCGTATCAGCTGATTGAGTCCATACGATTCGGCTTAATCTAGCGCCAGTAAGGCCAACGCCAGACGTATCTAAATATGGATTTCCAGAGCCATTAATATTGGTAATTAAAACTTTATTTTTAAATATGTACATCCGATTATGCGTAAAGCAAAGCATATAGCTATCAGACGTACTAAATTCAAACTCAACTAAACGCACACCATTGGCCGCTGATTCGGTGCCAGAGTTAGGCAACGAGGTAATATAGCGCGTACCAGGTCTGCGGCGAATACCGCCCTGTGGCTGGCATACTACGTTAGTCGCTTTCTCTAGTGCGTTCTGGTAAGCAGTTAAATCAACCCGCGCCCTAAGCAACGGGTCTAACTCACCAGTAGAGAAGTTAGTCTGTATGCTTACAAAGCGAGCCATTAATTCCTCACAGAGATTAGAGAGAAGTCATTGATTGCGTTTGTTGGTTGACCTTGGCCATCAATATTCATAGCAACGCGCATATAGCCACCGCGGCCATTCTCGGCTGGCGAGCCTGTAGCTACAGATTGCCAATATTGAGCTTTCTCAGTCTGGTCAGTAATTGGTAAGGCCATGTGCCATGCCAGCATATACTTGAGCAGTTGCACAAAATACTGTGGCATATCAAACTCAGGCACAGCATATTGATAGTCAATATAGACTTGCTCGTAATCGGTTAAGAGCTTATTGCCCATAATCCGATATTCTTTACGTGGCGGGATACCAGTCGCGTTAGTGTCATAGACATTACGGGGAGATGCCAAACGATCTCCAGGCAACTGATACTCATAACGGTATTCGTTAGTAGGCGTTGTAATTAAACGCGCTATGCTAGTTTTCTTAAAGCTAAAAGACCAAGGATACATTACCAAGGTCTGATCGCGAATATCAGAGTAGAGTCGGTTTGCAACCGAGGCCTCGTCTGTACCCTCGTCAAATGATGAAATAGGCTTAGCGCCCAGCATTAATAAGGCATCAGAACAGATTGTTAGCGATGTATCACCCGCGGCCATTTGCTTTACTCCATATCTCTTTTACCCAACCACCAGAGCCAGAACCCTTTGGCTCGCCATGAAAACATACCACTCTTACATCTGCTGGCTTTGGCTTTCCCATAATGTGTTTCTTATACGAAAACACTTGATCTGGAAAAACCTCTTGCCAAAAATCATACGGCTTTTGACGCTCAGATATAAAAGACTGATCTCCTAATCTGGGCGCTTTGTTGTATTCAATCATATACTTATCGACCCCTTCGGTAAAGGTCTTATATAAGAATGAATAGTCTCCCTTCCACGCCATCAAACCGCTATTTGGCACATTCCAACTACCAAAATCCCTCAACATGGTAAATCGATGGTTATAGTCCGCAAAGTGCGAAATATCGCCAGCAATCACCGTATCTAAGTCAATGTATATAACCGTATCGTCAAAGACCTCAGAAAATATCTCAACCTTTGACCACCAGCCTGGCCAGCTATTCTTTAGGGGAATCCGCTCGCAAGGTACATCAACATCAGAAAAACAAATAAAACGATGGGGAATTGTCAGGTTATCTGCCACCATATTGCGTAGCCGCAATACATCGTCTGGCGTATATCCATCCTTGTATATTGCTTGCTCAAACCGACCAGCCTTCAATACACAAACCACGTTTAACATGGCATCCCTAATATCTTATTTGTTTCACCGCTTACAGAGTAAATACCCTCTGCCAATCCTTTTGCTTTATGGCCTCTAAGTATTTCAGCCCAATGCTCTATCTGATTCCACTCAGCAAACTGCCCACCATCCTTAGTCGGCTTGCTTGGATACTGATCCGAGTAAACCAGACTGCTTACCTCTAATGGCACGCCAGCCATTATTACCTCATCAAAGCCCATGCCGTGCTTAGCCCATAAAGCCCCAGCCACACCGCTTGAACCAGCAACCCAGCTCAGGCTAGGCCACTTGTAATCCACAAACTGCCACTTCTCTTCTGATACTGGTAACAGCCAATAGCCGCCACCATTACTAAACTTTCTTGGTCTAGCGTGTACGTAAATCTTACGACCCGCTTGCTCCTTAAACATCTGGGCGTGATCTCCATGTTGAGTCCAAATATGCTCAATCTCTGGAAACATTGCACCAGCGTTATTTACTCCCAACAAAATAGCATCGGGCCATAAGGCCCGTGCTATCTCTACATCTTTAAAAACACAAGGAGCCGCCCCACAAACAATGGCGCGACCCTTGTGCTTGGTGCCATAAATTTCGGCCATAACTAGGGGTTAACCCTAATTATTAGTCGCTATCGATGGTGCCAAGAGCGGTAGCGTTGGTTACATCTACAACGGTACCAGTATTGCTCGTAACGATCACAAAACCGTAGGTAGGTGTAGTACCAGCGGCATTAGCGTGAACATACATTAGATCGCCGACCTTGAGTAAAGCGGCCGCGCTGTTGAAATAGCCAGAGGCATCAACGGCGGTAACAAGGTCATTGGTCTTGTAAGTCCAGAATTGAGGAGCGTTACCAGCTTTCGAGCCAGCGGCTAGGTTTAATCCAGTTGAACTATAAGGCATGATTTTCTCCTATTAAGCTGTTTCGCGAGCGGTGATCTTAACGATACCTTCGGAATCGATTGCAACTGCACCAGCAGAAAATACAGAGTTCACTAAGAACGATGTCTTTTCTGGGATGTAGTTGATTTCGGTACGTGGAGCAATACCTTCGGCATAGCCGATAGCGTCTTTGTGGAAAGCAAAGCAAGTACGGTCTAAAGATAGATCGATTGCCAAGCCACCCTCAGAACGATCACCAAGGATATGGAAAGTAAAGCCTAAGAAAGTATTGATCTCACCAGCAACCAAAGCCTTGACAGTATTGAAGTCAGAGCTGGTTACAGCGGTTTCGGCCAATAAAGATGCCAAGCCAGAAGCGTGCAAAATAATATGACGGCCTTCTGGTGGTACGTTAGCGCGGTCTAATTGACGCTTAGCTTCACGCAACTTAGCTACGTTCATGTTGGTATCAGTACCACCGATATCGTTAGATACGGTGCCAGTACCAGTAGCGGCTGACAAAGCATCAAGAATCAACTGATCTTGACGGCGGCCAATAGCGTTACCCAAAACTTGAACAAGCTCTTGACGCTCATCAAAGTTAACTTTAGCTTGGCTGAAAATGTCGCTGTACTCAGCGGCGTTCCAGTCAGACAAAGTGCAAGTAACGTTAGAGAAACCAACGTTTAATGGGGTTACATCGGCTTGGCTGATACGGGGAGTAGCAACGCCACGGCCAACTTTAGGGAAACGAACGGTAGAACCTTCAACTCCACGACGCTGACGTACAGCACCAACCAGCATTGCCTTGCCCTGGTAGGCCTGTTTTACCTCAGCATCAAATAGAGTTACAAAGGCATTAGATAACGAAATGCTCATGTGAGACTCCTATAAAAAGGTAAAAAATAAAGGTTTTTTGCTTCGGTTAGCCTGATACTCAGGGCCGTCTGCTTGCTAGTTACGCTAGCCACTCGTCAGACTTATCTGCATTAAGGGCCAATAAATTGGTATGCCTTATCCGTTTTCTAACAGAACTGTGGAAAAAAAACAACATCTAGTTAAATATTTTTATTCGCCTACTAAATCTAGTAAAAAAAAGACCCGCACTAGGCGGGTCAAAAACTCCCTTGAGGATAAATCTATTGGCCAAATGTAGCGTTAAACATCCGCTCTACTTTCTGGCGATATGCTGGGTCAGACTTGTACTTAGGATCGGCAACCATCTGATACAGCTCTTCCTTGGATGGCTGGCCTTCAACTGGCACAGACTGGGTAGGAATC